AGGAGGTCCTCTGCGGCATCATTCAGCTTCTCCAGGCTCTCCAGGTTATCCTTGAGACGTCGCCAGGCATCCAGTGTCGCCCCAACCGCTTCCTCGGCACGACGCGCCGCCGGAGCCGCCATGTTCTTCCGCATCGCCTTCAAGCGCCAGCGCACGGCTTGCGGCGTGACGTGATGAAGGCGGGCGAGTGTCTCCGTGTTCTCGCCCGCCTCCAGAGCCCGCAGGATCTCGATATCCGACAGGATCAGCTTCCTCCGGGCCGCCATCTTACCGCTTGTCGGCCCAGGCCTGGAGAGCGTCAACCTTCGTCTCGATCCGCGCCAGGCGCGCCGAGGTCTCCACCACGAACGTCTGAACCTGCTGCTGCAAGCGGTCCACCTGCTGCCAGCCGTAACCCAGTATCGCCGTCGCCAGGCTGCCGACGGTCATCGCCTTATGGACCGGATGCATCTCTCCGGCCCGAGTCTTCTGCTTGCTTCCTTCCACTGTGGCCGTCATTTACGTCCCCGGAGATGGCAGAGGGAGCGTCGTCACCGTGCCTGGAACAGGGGCGGGAGCCTCCATCGGGTGGGCGACTGCGGCCCGCTCCGGCTTGACTTCCTGAAGCGCTTCAAGCTGGGTCAGCCATCCGTTCTGCCACATGGTTATGGCAACATCCGTCTCCGTCTGGAGGGCCTGCGCGTTCCAGACGCGCGCTTTGGCCTGCTCCGTCAGGTCGTGAAGGTTCACCTCCGGCCACTGGTGCCTCACGCGGTGGCGTCGATCCGTGAAGCCGTTCCAGATCTCCAGAACCCGTTCAATCGCCGGGTCCACCTCCCGGCGCAGCGCCTCGACCTGCGCCGTCAGCAGCTCCGCCTGCTGCTGGGCCAGTCGCTCCGTGTTGCTCCAGTGGAAGCCCAACATCCATCCCGGCAGCCCGGTCAGGCAAACAACCTGCTCCGCAAAGTGGCGCGCCGGCTCAACCAGGTTCACCGGCTCTCCGTCCCCGCCGATCGTCGTAACGGTGATCTTCCCCGTCGTGATAATGTCCCGCACCCGGTTCGTGTCCGGGTCCGTGTCGCTCATCATCGTGTCCCAGTCCGTCTTTAGCGCACTCCTCACCACCGCCGACAGCGTTCCCTGCGGATCGACGAAGCCGGCCGAGGGCTCCCAGTTGACATGGAATTTCCGCGCGCCGATCCGCTTCCAGTCCTGGGCCGTGGCGTTCTCCATCAGACGCAGCGCGCGGGCAACGAACGGCACGCTGCGATACAGCGGCACGCCGTGGGGCCGATCGAGGGTGGCCTGGTGAGGCGACACGATCAACGTGAGCGGGTTCAGCTCGGTCAGCACGGCGCTGTGAGGATGACGCTGCAACGGCAACAGCTTCAGCGGATCGTCGGTCACCCGATAGACCACGGAGCGCGAGTCCAGGTTCGTCAGACACGCAATCCCGCGCCGATCGCGCGTCAGGACCACCTCTCCGCAGCCCTTGCCGTAGTGAAGCATCCCGTCCACCTGGCCCCGTAGCCAGGTCGACAGTCCCCGCTGCTGGTGGTTCACCGGCACCGCTTCCAGGAACTCGCGCGCCGCCATCACGCCCGCCTCGCTCCCGACCAGTTCCGGTCCGCCCATCAGCTGGATCAGAACGGTGAAGCTCCGATCCACGATCGGCGTCGTCCGCCTCAATTCCTCCAGGAAGCTGTGCTCCGTATCATCAGGGTAGAGGATACCCCGCTGCATCGGCTGCTTCCACCAGTTCGATTGGCCCCGGTTCGGGGCGTGACCGCGCATCCCCGTCACGGTCGAAAGCGCGGGCTGGTGGAGAGCGGGCGGCTTCACCCAAGGCAGCTTCACGGCGTGAACGGCGCCTCCCATTGGACCGTCTCATCAAAGTCCGGAACCGAGGCATCGACGCCCTCGGAGAGCGTGCTGCCCGGCCGCGCCCAACGCGTCGAGATCGCCTGGGCATACGGCGCCGTCAACTCCTTCGCCATCTGGTCGTACGCCTTCGCATCCGCCAGGAGCTTTGGCCCGCTCTGCAAGAACGGCTGCAAGGTGGCGTCATCGCTGGTATCCGCGATCGCCGCCGAGGCCAGGAGCAGGTAATACTGCCCGCGCGCCAGTTCCGCCTCTTGCAAGAGCCCCTGAAGCACCGTGTCAGACGTCGCGTAGTTCGTCGCTCCGACGCGCCACTTCACCCAGTTCGCCGCCCGAGAGACAATCGTCCCGATCCAGGTGTCAAAATCGGTCGTGTTGGTGATCTGCGGCTGCCAGGCCGTGAACCACCACGTCGACTCCTGCTTCAGGATCGTCGCCGTCAGGTAAGCCATCAGCTCCCCCAGGGAGAAATCGCCACGTGCAGGTGATGCGCGCGGCCCGCTTCCGGGTTATGGTCCAGCTCCACGTTGTTCTTGATCGCCCGCCAGTGCGGCTCATCCACGTTCAGGAACAGCTCCCGGATCCGGCCAAAGAACCGCTTTCGTGTCGCAAAGAACAGCGCCTCAAGCTGCGGCCGGCTGCCCCCGACATCCAGAGCGCCGGGGTGCGCCCTGTCCCCCTGGCAGTGCCACGAATGGGACGTCCCCCCAAGCTCGATCTCGTGAAGCGGAGTCCGATAGCCCGAAGTGATCGTCAACCCCCGGCTCCTGGCCTCCCGCCGAACCCAGTCCTGCCAGCACGCCGGCTCGGGCGTGTGAGGAGACGCCTCCTGTCCCGGATCCAAAGACGCGTCAACCATTCCCCTCTCCTAAACCCGGTGAGCGCCGGCCGCATAGGCGAGCAGATCGCGATAGACGCCCGCCGCTCCCGTCCCCACCAGGCTCTTCGTGGACAGGGCGCTGTCACTGGTCGCCGTTCCCGCAAGGCGACCGTAGAAGCACCGGATATTGCTCCCGAAAAACAGGGCGATCAGGCGCACCGGCTCCCCAGTCGTCCAGTTCACCGCGGTCGTCCCGACGGTCGTCTCGACCCCGGCGATCCGCTTGATCAGCTTCAGGGTTCCGCCGGCGATGTTCTGCTCCACCCTCCAGTAGTTGCTGCTGTCCTGGTAACGAAAGCGCAGCTCGCTCACCCCCGAGGACGGCGTCACGACCTGAACCTCGGCATAGCCGTCCGCGCCGCAGTTCGCCAACTGGGAAACACCCGGGTCCACCAGGTGAACCGTCGGCTTCGGCAGCCAACCCTCCTGCGCCCGGCAGTAGTCCATCGTGAACTGCTGGTCGTAGTTCTGGATCGCGTGGTACACCTCCAGCAGCGAACTCCGCTGCGACGTCTTCCGCCAGAGCGGGTACCAGTAGTTCGACGCGCTGTGGTCGGAGACGAAGAACAAGAAGTCCTGGCCGGTGTCGTAGATACGGGTGTGCTGCACCGATCCCGGCGCCGTGACGGGATAGTTCACGGCCACCGTGCCGAGCTCGTCGCGCACTTGCAAGTAAGGGCCCGTGTTCTCGTGCTGGAACATCGCCAGGTTCGCGGCGACCAGACCGCCCGGCGCTCCCTGCCAGCCATACCGCATGTTCCCCGCATTCAGGCACGCTACCTTGTGCTCCAGAAAGCGCCCCGATTGCCGCTTCCAGGGCGAAGGGTTCTCAAGATAGGTGCGGTCATAAGCGGCGGAGGCCGCTCCGGTGATCGCCAGCTGGTTCAGGTTGACCGCCAGCCGGTTATCCAGATCCACCACGTTCCACAAGCCGGGACCGGGTTCAGCCAGGCGCGGGGTGGTGACGGGGTTCGGGTCCGCGATCGTGAACTCATCCTGAAACTGGTAAGGGCGCTGGAAGCTCGCTCGCCAGTACTTCCGGCCCCGGGAGTAGCCCCACGGCATCAGAAGCGCCCCACGCAGTACGCGTCATACAGGTAGTCTTCAAGCAACGTCCGATCGCCCGCCGACAGGACGGGCGAGATCACCCAGAGTTCGTACAGTTGCGCGTCGAGGGCCAGCGTGCCGTTGCCGCCGATCTGGCAGGTTTCGGTCACGCTCCCGGTGCCCGGATCGTCGGTTGGCGTGCCGTCCGACAGTGTCTGGGCGGCTCCGTTGAGGCGTAGCGTGTGGGTGGCGTGCGTGCCGCCGTATTGCCAGAGCACGACTTTCGGGTGGAGTTGGTCGCTCTGGTAGAGCCATGCGGCCGAGAGGTTCTTGTCGCTGGCGTTGGCTCCCCGGATGACGTGCATCGTGTCGCCGGTGTCGCTCCAGAGGTAGCTGCCGCCGCTGAACTTGAGGAGGTAGCTGGCGTCGTTGCCCGTGGGGCGCAGGGCGAGCGCGATCGTGAAGCTCGAGGGGTTGTAGGTGATGGAGGGCAGCGACAGGTAGCTGACGCCGGAGGCCGTGAAGGCCAGCGCCGGCCGCTGAATGTCGCCCGTGGCCGTCACCCAGAGCGGGCGGTTGCTGCCGCTCCCTGTGGCGTGGTTCCCGCTCCCGCTCTGGTCGGTCCAGGTGGAGACAAAGTCGCCGTCGTGAAAGCCGCTCTCCAGATCACAGCACCCACGGAACTTGACCCCGGAGAGCACCGGCGCCGCCGTGACGCGGGGACAGATGTAGCCCGTCGTCCCCCCGGAACCGGGGGGTGGATTATGCCCGCCCCAGACCGCCTGCGGCTGGAGCGGCATCAGCCGGAGGCTCCCACCACGCGGTACAGTGTTCGCAAGACGACGTTCGGATCGGTCGTGTTATCAAGCGCCGCCTGGTAGGCCTGGTTCACTCCGAGCAGGTAGCCCTCGGCGGGACAGAAGGCGAAGCCGCCGCCGGTATCGGCCAGGTTGAACTGCTCATAATCCTGGTCATCGTCGAAGGTCCGCAGGAACGAAGGCGAACTGTTGGAGAGGTTGGTACCGCTGACGGCGATGATCAGAAGGCGGTTGGTCGCTCCCGGCGCGGGGATCAGCTCGTTGGTGTTGGTGTCGACCAGGGTCGAGGTAGTAGAGGTTGCGGCCATTTCACCACCCCGTCGCGATGACATCGTAGGCGATCCGCACGCGCATCAGTGTATCAGCGCCTGCGTTGCCGCCATACTCGCCGTCGCCCGTGTTATGAAGCACCAGGCTCTTATTCTCACAGCCCGTCTTCGCCAGGATCGCATCCAGCTTCGGCCGGGCGCTCGTCGCCGTGTCCGCCGTCGCATCGATGAAACCCGTCGCCTCGATCGCCTCCGACACCGTCGTACCCGACCCGTCCGTATGCCGGATCACCAGGTTGTCCGTGGTCTCCGTCAGCGCGTTGCTCCCGTAGTCGAGGAACAGTTTCGCGTAAACGAAGTGCAGGACGCGGCCGGCTCCGGGCGCTGGGACGAGCTCCTTGGGCGCGGCGCGCAGCGCCTTAATCTCCGCGTTGGTGAGCGACACCGAACGATACTGGATCATGGCTGCTCCTCTAGGCCGGCACGATGAAGTTCAGAATGGCCGTCATCTCCGTGACCGTGTTCGCCAGGGTGCCGGTCGCCGTAGCGGTGAACTCAAAGCAGTCGTTGGCAGCCGTTACCCCGTTGGCAGCCGTGGCGTGCAGAGGAAGATCACGCGTCGTATAGGCCGCGATCGCCGCGCCGCCGGTCGCCTTCGTGGTGCCGCTGGCCGTCGCCGAGAGCATCGCGGTTGAGCCCGCTCCGGCGGCGCCCTTGTTCGTCAGGGCGAACGTCAGGTAGTTCGTATCATCCGTTGCCAGAGCATCCTTCGCGGTCAACTTCGCGCTGCCCAGAACCGCGGCCTGGGGCACGGTGAACGTCGCGGCCGAGGCTCCCGTCGTCGCCTGCGTCCCCAGGCTCAACGTCACGGTGTGGTAACGGGTCGCCCCGCCAAAGTGAGAGCGAGGCGACCCGGAAATGAGTTGCGGAACCGGCAATGAAGCGCCCTCCTATACCGTCAAAGTTTGCGCCGAGGCCGGGTCCCACACCATAAAGCCGACCCACTCCGACATGCTCCGCTGGTGAAGCTGCTTGTCAATCAGGCTGTCGGCCTCTTCCAGCATATCGCCTTCCCGCAGGCAGACGATCGCGGCATTGGTGTCCAGGGCAAGGATCTTGTTCGTGCCCCACGAGGAGGATCCGGTCGAGGTCCAGCGGTGCCAATGGGCGCCAAACGCCTGCGGCAGATCGCCGGTGGTCTGGAAGACGCGGGCAAACGCCACCGGGTCCGAGAACTGCGGCATCGCCAGCATACTCCGCATATGGGTGTCATTCACGACGCAATTCCGCATCCGGTAGCCAATCCCGAACGCCTGGAACAGGGAGACCAGATCCGTGTAAGCCAGGATACCCGAGCTCTGAACGTTCGTGTTCGTGGCGGCCGTATTGCTGTTCCCGTCGCCGATCACCGCCGTCTCGATCAGGTCATCCGTCTCGTCAATCCCCGTCTGCATACCGATACGCTGCATCTCGAGGCCGATCACGTCCAGCGACATCACCCGAGCCGCTTCGTAAGAGACCTCGAGGAGACGCCCATACTTCTGCAACGCCACGCTCCCGCCGGTCGTGGTGATCGTCGTTTTCGGCAGGTCGGCGCCCTCGCCGATATGCCTCAACTGCCGGGTCGCCGTGGTGTCCGCCAGCGTCACCTTTTCTTGCACATGGCTGGTGATCCGATTATCCGCCGCACACAGCATCGAGACCAGCGAGTTCGCGAGTTGGCCGGCGATGATGTGCGCCGCCAGGAAGACCGGGAACAACGGCTGCGACGAGGTCGCGTTCACGCTGGTAAAGAAAGCGTGTTCCACCGTGTCGTGGCGACTGATGCCCCGAGCGCCCATCTCCTTACCCAGCGCGCACAGCTGCACCGCGAACTCATCCACCGTCTGCCGATAGACGCCGCCCGAGTGGCGAACGAGCGGGTAGCGGTCGTAAAGCTGCTCCCGGATCGGCTTCACCTCATCCGGCTCCGGATTGATCATCTGCGCCAGATAGGAGAGCGCCGTCACGTTCTTGCCGCGGGCCTCGTGGTAGAAGCCGCGGTCCAGGTCCTTAACAATACCCTTCATACGGCTCCTCCTACAGCGCGCAGACGGCACCCAGAACGGTTCCCGCTCCGCTGGTCCCGCTCTTGGCGATAGCGATGATGATCCCGGTCGTAGCGCCGGCATCAAAGTTGTTGTAGACGGCGGTGTTGCCGTCCTTGATCAGGCTATCCCCGAGGGTAATCGTCGTCAGGTCGTCCGTATCGCAGGCCACGAAGCGCGTCACGTCCAGCCACTCCACCGTGAGATAGCCGACCTCCGTCCCCGACGCCGCTTTCAGGATGCTCTTCACCCGGCCCAGACGCGATGCCTGATTGTCCGGCGCCAGTTTCACGTAATGGTTGCCGGTCGTCGAGAAGGTGACGAGGTCCGAGGCCGCACCGGCATAAGTGCCGCCGGCCGAGTAGTCGGCCAGCGTGTAGGCCATCGTCATTGTGATCGTCGGGCCGACATCGGTGATCGCCAGGCCGCGCGGATTGGTATACGCCATAACGACTCCTTAAAGGACCGCGTAGCGGGTCGGGCTCTGGTCCTTCGTCGTGTTCGCCTGTCCCAGAGCGCCGTTCGGGACGTGGGCGGAGACGCGCAGCGCCAGATGATCGCGGATCGGCAGCAGCACCGTCGCGGGCGCCTCGGCCAGTTGCGGCAGCAACTGCTCGGCCTGCGAGCTCTCTCCCAGCAGAGCGTGGCTCGCCTGGATCTCCGACAGGAGCGCCTGCCGGTACGCCTTTCCGTCCGCCTCCAGAGGGGTGTCGAAGCTCTTCGCCTCCGCCAGTCGCTGAACCTGGGCGGTCAGCTTGGCGAGTTGTTCCTGAACCTCGTTCACAAGTTCTTCCTCCGACGGGCCGGCACTGTGAGTAATCTGCGCTCCGTGCTGCCGGCCCAGGTAGCACAGAGAGACTTCGTGGGCCTCGTAAGCCAGCGGATCGCCGGCAAACGAGGTTTGCACCTTCCTCCCGTCCCCGAGCGTCTCACCCCGATAGTGAGGGCAGTCGCCATAGGTCTGGTGACAGATGTCGCACGAGTAGCGATCATAGGTGCAGGTGATCGAGACATAGCGCACCACGCCGGTATCGATCAGCTGGCGCAGGACGGCGTTATCCTGGGTTTTGGGGAGGTAGAAGTCCGCTTCCAGGACCGTCGTCCCCGGTTCGGACGGCAGAGCCTGCCGGGTTCTCGCGGCGAAGACCAATCCCTGGGGAAGCGTCTGGGTGTCGTGGGCAATCAGCAGGCTCTTACCGACCAGTGTCCCGGCCAGCCGGTGCAGCAGTTGAGGGGTAAAGCGATTATCGGTCCGGTCATACGCGTCGTTAGCGACCGCCATCGTCCGAACGTACAGCTGCTCGGCCTCGAGAGGCGTCGGTGACAACGTGTTGATCACCGCCAGCTGCTCCGGTGTCGGCGTCGCGGCCGGGCCCGCGTTTAGGAGACCGTCCCACTGCGTCTCTCTCACCAACGGAGTACCTCGATAAGGGGGCCTGGTTCTCCCAGGGGTCCGAAGAACCAGGCTCTCATGCCTTCAGCTATCAACGTCGGTCCGAACCCACCTCCTCTCCAGCAGCCCGGTTCCAACGCGCCGCGTTGCAAGGTCGCAGAGACAGGGAAATCGGCGCCTGGCAGCACTCCCCGAGAACCCGGTGCAGCTGCTGCGCCTGTCCCCGCAGGTGCGCCGGCGCAAAGGCTCGCGGATCGGCCGGCGCGCAGACGTGGGTGGGCTTCGACCGATCCATCCGGGCCTGGAGCAGGGAGAGCAGCTCCCGAACCTCCGAGGGAAGCAGCCCGACCAGCGTCAAGTCCGTCAGAGCCACCACCGGAGCCAGACGAACGGCGCGACGAAGCCGCTGCTGTGCCTCCCGATCCTCCGCGGAAGCGGAAGACGGTGGTGTCGTCTCGGAGAGAAGATCGCTCACCCGGAACGAGAACGTCGGCCAGCCCTCCAGGCGCGCCACCGTCAGCACCGCGTGCAGCAGATGGTCCGGACAATGATCATCACCGCCGATCAGGTAGACTCCCTTCGGCTCTCCCGGAAAGTGAGGAGTGATCCGCTTCGCGTACGCCTCACACGCCTCTCGACCACCCACCACCCGCTTGTGTGCAAAGGTCCGGTAAGTCAGGAATGTCCGTCCCATAAACCGCCGCTGCGGGAACGTCGCCAGCAGCGCGTCGTGGTCGTAGCCCTGCGAGGCCCTCTCGGCCGGAGTGAGATCAGGCGATTTGCGGTCCGTGCAGGTGCAGAAGCGCGTTCGGGTGATATACCAGAACCCGGTATCCGCGCCTTTGGGAGAGAACGGATTGTACAGCCACCGCGCCAGAATATCGCCGCAGCGATGGCACCTCTCCTCCGGGATCGGAACGCTCTCCCCGACGGAAGGCGCCGCCGGCAGATGAGAAGGGAGCTCTTGCTCTGAAGAGCGCGTCGCGTCTCGCGTGCACGCGCGCGCGGTCATGGTACCCGATACCGTCACGTTCTTGTCCTTTCGCTGGATCCTTTTATATATAAGGCCACACACACATTCCGAGACCACTCGGCTAGTGGTGTGTGTGGTCTTATATATAGCGTTAGATAAGGGACGGGCCTTGGATGAGGTCCCTGACGCAGGGAAGGGACCGACCTCGGCCGCGTCAGCGTGCCGATAGTACTACGCCGGCAGTACACCGACGCTTTACTACGCGCGCGCATTATGCGCGTACGCACATGCGCGCGCGCGGGGGGGACTGAATTTGTCGTCAGACCGCTTACTTGAAGGCATCAGCTTTTCACCTCATCAATCCGGCCCAGGATCGCCCGAAGCTCAAGCCCGTCATCCACCGTCTCGGCCGAGGCGATCGCATCCATCCACATACCGCCCCGACCACCCCGAACCGCGGCCATCCCCTTCAGGAAATCCCGCTGCTCGTCCGTCATCGGCCGCAGCTCCCCCGTCACCGGATGAGCCCGGCCCGGCTGAAAGCTCGCCGCTTCCGTGTCTCCCTTGAAGCGCCGCTCCCCGTTCCCGTTCGTGTAAGCCCCATACGGGTCAGCGCCTGGGCCACGGCCGGCAGGACGAGCCGAAGGAACGCACAACGCCTTCAGCTCTCCGGCGATCGCCTCCAGTCGGGAAGCAAGGTTCGCTACCAGAGCTTGGTTCAGCCCGACCATCTCCTCCTCCATTCAAGAGAGGGACCACTGGTTGCAAGGAGATTAAGGGTGCCGTATAATATCCCTGGTTATGTGGCCCGATTTGTGATGCACTTTCCAGCCTCGGACGACCCCCGCTCGAGGCTGGTTCTTCATAAACTGACCAACCGCTCCTCATCCACCCCCTTCCCTTCCAACTCCAGGATCGCCTGCCGCCGCCACTCCCACAACGTCGATGGGTCCAGCGCCAGGGAGAAGTCACGGAAGATGATCCGGGAGAGGTCGGCCACCGAAAGCTGCCGACGCTCCGGATCGATCAGATATCGCCGCCATCCGTCCCGATAACCGCTTCTCTCCAGGCGGACAGAGAGAAGCTTCTGTCGATGCGTATCCCGCTCTTCCATCCCCCCACCTCCTCTCCCGACCAGAATAGCACGCCTATTCCTTGGAAGTCAAGGCATTTGGCAGCGATCGCTGTTTTCCTGTCGCATGCATCAACCTTCGACTTCCCAGCCCTTCTCCGGCGCTCCGGGCGGCTTCGCCCTCCGCGCCCGCGGCCCGCCGTTTCCGGTTGCGTTTGGGCTCGCTTGAGGCTCGCCTCCCTCACCCTCCCCGCCCGCCGGCCACGCTGTTCTATCGCCGCTCGCCGTTCCGGCTCGACGCCGTCCCCGTCGCCCGCCTCGACAAGCTCGGCGTCCGGGGGCAAACCCGGTCCGGGGGTGGCTTGCCTCGCTTGGGCCCCGCCCGGCTGGCGTGACGTGCCCCGCTCGGTGGGAGTGTCTGCACCGCCCGGCTTCGGCGCCCCCGGCCCGGGCGGCTCGGCTGTCCCTGGGCTGGGTGCCCGGCGGGCGGGGGTTGCTCGTTCGCGGGGCCGGGGCGGCGCTTGGGCTGCTCCGGGGCGCGTCTGGGGGTGCGTTGTGTGTGCTTGCTCGTGGCTCGTCTGTGCGCGGTGCCGGTCGCTGCGTCCGCCGTTCCCTGCTGTCGTCTTGCGGTTGCCGGTCCGTCGTCCCGGTCCCGGTTGGGCGCGGGGCCGCTCCTTCTGGTTCCCGCGGGTGGTCGTGGTCCGGGGCGCTCGCGTCCCGGGCCCCGGGGGCCGTCGCCTGGTCTCGGGCGCGGCGCCCCGGGTGGTCTTCGTGTCGGGCGCTCGGCGCCCGGCACCGCGCCAGTGCGGCTGCTGGGGCTGTCGGCAGGGCTGCCCGTCCTTGTGTCAGGCCGGGTCCAGTCCGCTCGCGTAGGGCTCGGGGCTTCGGCCCCTTTTTTTGCGTGCTTCCCCCGGTTCGACCGCGCCCTCCGCCCACTGCGTGGGCACCCGGCCGCGTCACGCCCGCACATAAAACGCGGGCTGAAGCAGGCCGGCTCCGGTCGTGCGGCCGGCAAGCCAGCCGCCTCCCTCGCCGCCCCAAGCCCCGATCCGACCATGTCGGCACGCCCCCAGGTGGGCGGTTGCGCGCTTCGCTGTCGGGCGGCGGTCGCTACAGCCGCGGGCTGCGGCGACCTTCCGCTCTGGTACAAGGGCGCAAGTAATCTTCCTTGGGGGGTGGGGTGCTCCGCCTGGGGGTGGCTCCCGCCGGCCGGGGCCTGGGCCCCGTGCTGCCGGCCGGCCGGGGTGCTCCCGCGTTCGCGGGGGGCGGCGGGCGCCGGGTCGGCGCGTGCTCGCTTCTCGGGGGGCCGCGGGGCGCTGGGCCGGTGGTGGGCTGCGGGCCTGCGTTGCTTTCCTTGCGCTTTTGGTGGTGTTCGCTCTCATCGCTCTTTTTGCTCGCTTGCTTGTTGCTTTCCTTGCGCTTTTCTGGTATACTGTTCTTGCTGGTGGGGTGCTGTGGGCTCCACCTGGTGGGGTTCCGGGGGGCTTGTCCGGTGTCTTTCTCTTCGCTGGGTTTCGTGGTGGTTCCCTGTCGGCCTCTGGTGGGCGGCCCTTCTCCGCTGGGCTGCCGCTGGGTGCGCGGCCGCGGTTGGGTGGTGCGCTTCCGTGTCCGCCTGGTCGTCCGTGGCGTTCGGGTGGTCTCGCACGGCCGGGGTTGGTTTCACTCCGGTGTTGTGGTTCGCCGCCTGCCGTCCGGCGTCGCTGTCCGTCTCCTGCCGGCGCCGTGGGCGCGCCGGCGCTCGTTCCGCCTCTTCCGGGCGGTGGGGGGTTAGCCGTGGTTTGCGTCTTCGCGGGTTCTCGGTCTCTGTCGGGGGCTGCGGCTTCGGCCGCGGTCTCCGTGGCGGTCTCTTTCTGTGCTCGCCGTGGCTTCGGGGTGTTCACCGGCTGCGCGCGGGGTGCGGATCGGCTCGCCTGTGGGGTGGCTGGCGCTGCGGGCCTGCCGGGCTCGCTGTTCTCCGTCGCTGCTTCGGCGCCGGTCTCGTTGCCGGCCGGCTGGTCTCTGGTCTCGTCGGCGGGCGGCTCGGGTCCGGTCCGCGGCCGGCTGGCGCGCCGGTCGGCCGCTTGTGTTCGGTCGGCTCGGGCTGCGGGCTGCGCGGGCGTGTTCGTCTTCTTCTCCGGCGCCGTCTCTCCGGGCTCGCTCCTGTCCTGCTCTCTGGCCGCGCGGCTCGGGCTGCCGCTGGTGGTCTGGGGGCTGTCGGCCTCGCAGCTCGCCGGCCTGGTCTCCCGGCCGGGCTGGTGTTGGCCGGGCTCCTTTGTTCCGCTCGGTGGCCGGTGGTCGGGCTTCTTCCGCTTCCGGCCGGCGCCGGGCGGGCGGCTGCTCCAGTTCCGTTCGGTGGTCCGCGTTCCTGCCTCGCGGGTGCGCCGGCGCTCGCCTCGCTTCCGTCGTCATCTGGTGGTTGGCCTCCGCTCCGGCGGGGGCCTTTTTCTTGTTTCGGGGCGTTCTCCCGGCGCGTCCCTCCGTCCGCGCCGGCTCCGGCCGCTTCACTGCGCGGCCGTCAAGACGGCCGGCCTCGGTCGTGCGGGCTTCCCAGACGTCGCCCGCCTCCCTCGGCCGGCGCTGACGCCCTCATCCGGGGGCCCGCCGCGCCGGCCCAGGCCGCAAACAGCGCGGCCTGCCTCCGGCGTCGGCTCGGTCCTGTTCACCCGGCGCGCCATCCTCTCCTATCCGGCCGGGTTCCTCTGGCCGCTACGCGTCCACCACGCCCGCCAAAACCGCTTTGCTTTCAGCCGGCCCACAAACCGGGCCGGTCAAGACGTAACGCCGTCGGCCTATCTCTTGCGCTTTTGCGGTATAATAAAGCAATGAACAGCCAATGGCCCACCACCGACATCATGACCGCCAGCCACGCCGCCCAAATCCTGGGAGTCTGGCCCGTCTCCATCCGGCGCGCCATCGACCGCGGACAGATCGAGGGGTACCGCTCCGGGAAGATATGGCTGGTGAAGACCGCCAGCGCTCGCCAGTTCAAGAAGACCGGCCACCGTCCCCGGGAGAAAGCCCGCCGGCCCGAGAGAAGCCGGAAGATGAAAGAAGCCGCGGCAAATAGTTGATTTCCTTGCGCTATCCTGGTATAATAGAAGCAAGGAGGAAACGGAATGTCTACCAGGACAGCGAAGGAGAACGCAGAAGGACTGCCGCAGAACCCCATTCGGATCGGCGATCGGCTCTACGCGACTGCCTCATGGACCGAGGCCGGCGTGGTCTACAAGCAGAACACCGCGGCCGGAACCTGCACCTGCCCCGCCGGTCAGCACGGCCGGCCGTGCAAGCACCTCGCTAACGCACAGGTCGCCGAACTGTTTCGCTGTATCGGGATCGCAAGGACCTGCGTGACGAGAGCGCTTGAGATCGCGCTCGGTGAGTTCAAGAAGGCGGGCGATACCGTATCAGCCGATGCCTGCCGGTGGGTACTGAAGGAGCGAGCGGAAGAGGAGGCGGGGGAGGCGCGCCGAGACCGCGAAGCGGGCTGCGCCGGGGGTCGGACCCCGGAGCCGCAGCCCGCTAGAAACGGCGCGCCCACGGACGAGGAACGTCACATCTACGCCTGAAGGCAAGTTCGCGCTGCTCGGCGGGCTCTCCTGCCGAGCAGCACAAGAAGGAGAAGAAACGTGCAGCACAACGGGACAGAGATCACCTTGAAACAGCTCTTCGAGCGGGTGGAGCAGCTCGACCAGGCACTGAACGCCTTGACCGCGAAGGTGGAGGCGTCCATCCAGGAGCAGTATGAGGCCGCGGAGGCTCGCGCCGATTACCAGGACCGGATTGTCGAGATCCAGGACAGGCGAGCACGACAGGAACAACAAGCCCTGACCGACGAGCGACGCAAGCGAGCGTCGCTCGAGTACGACCTCTACGACCTCAAGAGGAAGCTGGACGAGGCCGAGCGCCGCAGCTCCCGAGGCTGGTAGCGTGGCCCACTCCGTTTTCGAGTACTGGGAGCATCTCAAGACGGGCGCGGTATTCGCCGTGGAGACCTCGAAGCTCGGCGAACTGCTCGGCGTCTGCGGACCGCTCAACCTCCACGAGATCGGCCTGGTCCCGATCGAGCAGCTCTCCTTTCAGAGCGACCTGATCGCGCTCGACTTCCTCAAGGCAAACGAGCTCGACTTCGCCCTCTACGAGACACGGGGGAAGCGCTAGAAGAGAACGGGGCCCGCGCGCTCCGTGACCGAAGAGCCTCCCATCCAGAGACCCTGCGCCGGCCGGGAGAACGCCAGCATCAACGCATCCGCCCAGTCCGGAGAAACCCTCCCGCGCCGGCGCAGGTCATCTTTGCTCTCCACCTTCAGCTTCCCCCGCGACGTGTAGCCATAGCGCAGACCGGTCAGTTGACCGGTGAGGCGAGGGAATGAGCCCGATAGCGACAGCCGCCCTTCCTCGAAGCGCGCGCGCAGCTCCCAGTAACTCTGGTCCCGCCGGCTCTCGAAGTCCGGATGAGCGCTCCTTCCCCCACTCTCGAACCCATAAAGCTCGGTCGTCGAGAGATCGTGACAGCCCTCCCGCTTCATCTCATCCAGTCGATCGTAAACACCGCCGCCGACACCGACCGTATCCACCGTCACCGACGCCACATCTTTCCGCCGGCACCGCTCCACCACGCGCCCTACCGTCCCCATAAGATCGACGCCCGTCCAGGCCGCGATCGCCGTCACCTCATCGCCCCGCCGCTCCACCAGGACCGTCTCGCAGTCCCCATAGCGCGCCACGTCGAGGCCCAGATGACATTCGAGCGCCGGTAGGGTTTCGGTATGGTTTTCCGCGGCCTCCACCCAGGCCAGGGGGATCAGGCTATCCGCCGACTGGCGCGGGAACTCTCCCAGAACCCGCACGCGGAACGGATCGCTATCCGCTCCCCATTCCCGCTTCCTCGCCTCCGCCCAGTCCGGTGTCACAAGCCAGGGATGCGTCACGCCGTCCGATCCGAAGTTCGGCGTGTCGTAGGCACTGATGGAAGTCGTCCGCCACTCCTCCGAGCGGAACGCCTCATAGAACTGGCCGGAAGGCCGGGTGGGGTTCCCGATCAGGAGCAGCGCGCAGTGGGCCGAAGTTCGCGCGCCGGCCAGCACCTCGAAGAGACGGTCATCCACACCCGACGCCTCGTCCACGATCACCAGCAGGTTCTCGGCGTGAAGGCCCGCCGCTTTCTCCGGCTCCCGGGCCGTGAAGCCAAACGCGATCTGATCGGCGCCGGCATCCAGACGGGTTCGCAGCAGCCGGCCGGGGAGTCTCACCGTCGCTCTCTGCCAGAGACGGGCCAGCTCCGGCCAAAGGATGCTCTCGACCTGGCGCCGAGACGGAGCCGTGGTCAGAACGAGCGAGGGCCGAAACGAATAGCACCACCAGAGCGCCGCACACGCCGCCAGGAAGCTCTTGCCGACCCCGTGAGCCGACCGAACCGCCACCTGGGGATGAGAAGAAAGGTCGGCAAGCACGCGCCGCTGCGCTTCCCAGAGAGTGACGCCCAGAACCAAGCGGCAGAACTCGTTCGGATCAGTGGGGTAGCCGGTCGAGGGTCTGTTCTGGTCCAGGGCCGACAAGAGAGAGCCGTAAAGTGTGCTGATCGTAGAGCCTGCCGCGGATCCGGGCAGCAGTCGCCTCGTCGCATTGGGCGATGGCATCCAGAACCTCTTGCTGGAAACGGGCCATCTCCACCAGGTTGTGGACCCGTTCCGAAAGACGAACGCCCGCCTCGATCTGCTGCCTGATCTCCTTCGTCGCGCTGATCAACAGCAGACGCGGATCCGCGAACTTCCCCTCTACGGAAATCAGTTCCAGTCCGCCGGTGAGATCGCGAATAGGGCGGCGGACTGGAACACCGTCAGAAAGGCACGTCACTTCCAGGTCGTAGTCGTGCGGACCGACATCGAACCCGTCGTGATCCGGAGACTCCAGGAGGTCCTCTGCGGCATCCTTCAGCTTCTCCAGGCTCTCCAGGTTATCCTTGAGACGTCGCCAGGCATCCAGTGTCGCCCCAACCGCTTCCTCGGCACGACGCGCCGCCGGAGCCGCC